TCAGGCAAGACCGACGAGGCGGTTGTATTTGCGGTTGGCTTCCATGTGCCGGGGATGGGTCGGGTCATCCAGAGCGGCGTAGTCCGGGTGGTTGGGGTCCGTGAGCATAGCATGGGCTTCCTCCGCGTTGCTGCGCCCAGGAGCAGCATTCTTGGCGCCCACGAAGGAATCTTCCCCGGTAGCGCTCATCAGGGCGTGCAGGAGCTTAAATCCCTTGGGGGATTGCAGTGGAGCCATGTCTTCCGCCGAGAGGCCGGATTTCGTCCGGAGCTTGGCTGCAAATTGCTGCACCTGCTTCATGTTGTCGTTGAAGTTGGTGCCCCATTCTTCCTTGAGTTCCTTCGTGGACTGGGCGATGGCTTCCGTTTCGGCTTTCTGCAATGCGGTAATGACTCCGGAGACGTATTGTCCGGCGGCCTTGCCGTCGAGCCCTGCTGCTTTGGCTTGTTCGGTGGCCAGGGCTTTGAAGTCGTCGGACGCCTGAAAGTCTTCCGGGAGTTCCAGAACGTATTCTCCGCCGTCATCCGGGTTTTCCTGCTTGGTCGGATCCTGCGGATTGTCTCCGTCTCCGGGCTGGGTGTCGGGTTCCGGATCTGCATCCAGGTTGAAGTTGGTGCCTTCCCCTTCCCCGGGTGTCGGGTTTTCGGCCCCAGTAGCCGGGGCCGGAGTATCTGCAGGCGTGGCGGCGGGGTTCTGTTCTCCGGGCGGGGTGACGTCTGCGGGGGCTTCTTCGCGCAGGAGGGGGCGGAATGGATTGAATAGGTTGGTGTGCATGGTGGTTATGGGTTGGTTTTCTGTTGTTGTTTTTCGTATTGGGATAGCTCGTGTTTGAGCCAGAGGATGACTTCCCGCTGGCCGTCGCGGATGGCGGCCATGATGGGGTTGGGTTCCACAGGTTCCCCGGTAGCCGGGTTCCTGGTCTGGTAGCAAGGCAGCTCTGTCTGGAATTCTTCTTCCAGATACGCGATCACTTGTGGGGTGATGTGGGTGGCAAGGTGGGCCCTGCGCCGGTCCACATAATCCTTGTAGTCCTGTTCAAATTGCTGTTCTTCGTTCATGATTGTGCTGCTTGTTGGGCGGCGGCCATGTCGCGTCCAGCCTTGGCGGCGCCCTGCATGGCTTCCAGTTGAGTCTGCTGCTGGGCTGCTGCAGCGCGTTGCTCGTCGAGTTGTTGGAGTTTATCTTCCGAGAGCAGGCAGTCCATGGGGGCTCCGGAGTTCTCATACAAGAACCGGGCATATTTCCGCATGTCCACGATTTCAAGCATGGAAGGGTCGTTTGTGGCCTGGGTGTAGGCAAGGGCCTGTTGGATGTAGTAGTCTCCCCCGTTGCGCTGGGCGCGCTCAATCGCCTGACTGATTTTGCCGTTGTAGGAGACGGAGGGGATTTTGATTTCAAAGTCTTCGCTGCCGCCCTGGTCCTGGACGACGAGTTCGTCCGGCATGTCCGCCGTAGGGAATTTCCCTTGCCGGAAGAGGACGGAGAAGGCGCGATTGATGAGGGTATTGCAGTCGAAAACGAAGAGGGTCATCGACGGGGAGAAGGTGAGGACCTTTTCTCCTTCCCTGGCGTTGACTTCCGTCGCGGTCATTTGCCGGTCCACGGACGAGATGACCTGCAGCATGGGAACGTAGTAGGCTTGGCGGATTTTCTCTTCCTTGTCCTCGATGCGGTCCTTGCCTACGTCGTAGCGTCCGGAGGTTCCCCATTCACGGGGCAGGTTCAGCCCCGCAGCCTGCGGCTTGATGACGGTGCGGCCCCCTGCCCGGAAGTCAACCTCTCCCACCTGCTCAGCCAGCATCATGATGCGGGGGAAGGCGGCGACTTCACCAAGGACGTCCATGACCCGTTCCAGCTTGAGGGTGGCCTTAATCTCTTCCTTGACGTTCATGCCGGGGGCGTAGCCGTAGGGCGATTCCCCGAAGCGCAGGAAACGTGTGACAAGGAACGGGAATTCATTGTAGCCGCCTTCCTGAATGACGGTCTTGTCAGATTCCCATGCCAGATATACGGAGGCCCATTTCATCTTCAACGGGTTGACAAGGTCGTGCCCGAAGTCCGCTCCCGGACGAGGGATGACGAGGTGCAGGTATTGGTGCTTTTCCGTGTAGCGGCGCTTGGGGTCTTCCCAGGCGTCTTTGATTTTCTGCGGAAGCTTGTCAGCCCCGAATTGCTCCACGGCCTGGTGGGGCGTGAGTTTGAAGAGGCGGGCGAGGGTGTCTACTACCTTGTTTCTTCCCTCCGCGATCGCGTAGGTGCCCGTAGGAATGTGGGTGAAGTTGAGGCTGCCATCCGGCAAGGTATCACAGAAGACGCAGCCTGTACCTGTCAGGCAGCGGTCCAAAAAGCATTGGTGGATGACGGTGTAGAAGTTAGAATTGGCCAGGGCCTTGTGGGTGATTTCCGTGGCCTTGGCAAACCATTCGTCGTACCGGGACCGCTTGTCGTTTCCTTCCCTGCCGGATTTGAGGGAGAACCATTGCTGCCCCGTGGGCGTGATGTACATGAGGTGTGCCCCGGCCAGCACATGCAGGGATTCACAGGCAACGGTGGAGTGCAGCCGGCGGTTGTCCGCCGCCGGGTTTTCTTCCTGGTCGGCGTCCGCCTGCGTGTGCGGCATGATGTGGCGGCGCAGCCAATCCCATTCGCCGGAGCGGCTGCGCATTTCTTCCAGGAGGGCATCTGCTGTGCGTATGTAGTCCATATTAGCCGAGGGTTGTACGTTTGAACGGAGAGCCATAAACAGGGTTTCCAAGGGTGGCTGCATTCACGGTTTTGTTGAGAGAGAGCCGGCGGCGCCCCGCTCCGTTGACCGTGTCTGCAGCCTTGCTGATGTCCTTGGTTTCCGTGGTGATGGTTTTCTGTTCAGGCTGGTTTTCCATGGCGTCCGCCATGGCATTGGCTGCACTGGCCTGTTTCTTGGCCGCCTTGCTGGCGCCATACCCGCCCACCACGGCAGAGGCGATTCCGGCGATTGCTGCTGCTGTTCCCATGATTATTACTGGTTGAGGGTGTAAGCGTCCACGCCCTGCGCAATGGCACAGGCAATGGCGCCGGGGGTGTCGTGCATCACGGAAGCGTCTCCGGGGTTGGACAAGAAACCGCACTCTACCAGCACGGCAGGAGGAATGGTCTTGCGGAGCACATACAGGCTGGTCTTGTTTGGCTTACAGGACCGGTCAGGACGTGCCTGTACATGGTCAGCGCGGCCCGGCATGAGCTTGCAGAGAGGCCCGGCAATGGCTTCGGCCAGACGTTTGCCGGAAGGGGAATCCGTGTAAGAACCGTCGCTGTGGTAATTGCGGTGATGGCAGACATGGGCACCGCAGGCAGTAGCGGAACCAGCGGAATCACAGTGTAGGGAAAGGGAAATATCATAGCCTCCGGCATTGATGGCCTTGACCGTGGCGGCAAGGTCGTCGTCGTTGTCCATGCGTGGGAAGTCGATGATGGTGACGGCGTGCCCCTGGGCTCGCAACATGGGGGCGAGATGGTCCGCGATGGTCTTGGCCGTGGCGTGTTCTTCCAGGCCGTTGCCCCGGCTGCCGGTGTTATTGGCGTGTCCGATGTCTAAAGCGATATTCATAGTTATAACTTAATTTTGTTAGAACTGTATCCAAAATGGAAACAGTTCATTTCCTGGCGTATTGTTCGAGGTTGGAGAGGCGCATGTTGATCTCCGTGAGGGCCTTCGTCTGGGCGTCCATATAAGCGCGCATGTCGTGGTACAGGAAGCCACAGGCAATAAAGCCCACGAACATGACCAGTTCAGGCTTGTACTCCCTCAAGAGGTTCAAATATCCGCGGGCTTTAGTGCACATGGTCTTACTTTTTCAGGGCTTGCACGACAGGCGGCGTGTCCGTGGTGGGCTGGGCCTGGCTGTAGGACAGGTGGCCCGGTTCCAGCACTAGGCAGGAGCCGTCCTTGCAGATAGTGGTTTGCTCCGAGGTCACGTCTACACTGTGCCCGCAACCAGTCACGGTGACGTAGCCAGTGGCCGCAAGAGCACCGATGATAGCGCCGATCACGTACTTGACCCAATTCCCCCAGCGGGCAGATGCCGCCTGCTGGACCTTTTCGATGTCGTTTTTATTTACGTTCATATTTGTTATTTATTGGTGGTGAAATGTTTAAAGAATGCGACAGCGGCGGGGTCAGCAACCATAAATTCGGGGTAATCGCGGGCCGTGAAAATTCTGCGGCCGCCCTGCGCATTGAAAGCCTCAACGAACAATTCCACGGCAAGAAGGTATATGCTGTTGCTCTCCGCAGGAGCGCGCTTCACACCCAGCCATGCCCATACCCGGGAGGCTTGCCAGTCCTCGCCCATGCCCACCAGCGCGGCAACTACAGCCTGCATGGCCGGGGCTTGGTCAGCGGGAATATCGTCCTGGGTGTAACGGTCCGTATGTGTGTACCCCTCCGCGTCCCGGTACACCGCAGTAAGCGTGAATTTGTCCCACTGACCAGGAGCAGGAAACTGTATCTGTATTTCTGCGTTCATGATTTAAACGGTTCGTTGATGTCCACAAAATCCGCTGTGGACTCGGTTTCAATGGCGTTGCTTGTTATCGCTTCCAAAGCATAATAAACCGGGTTGACATTGCCCGGTTGGTAGTTGGTGCGCTCTGCGGTGCCCACAAAAAGACCAACAGAACCACCGGAAACTCCCAGTACATCTGAAACAATGCTGGAAAATCCTGGCCCCGTCTCAAAGGTTGTAACGCCGCGGACCGTAGCAATCTTCCAGAGTTGCTGATTGCTGCCGCCTCCGGTCAAGAGATACAATGCGCCGTAGGCATCCCCATAATCCCCCGCAATGTAGGAGCGTGGCGCATATTGCTGGTAGATGATCTTGTTGACGATGTAGGGTATTGGTTCATTACCAGATGCCGGGATAAAGCTGGTTGTGGTTTTAACCTTCCAGCGCTGCGTGGACTCGGTACAGTATATTTCACGGACACGGATTTCATAGCCGCTGCGGGTGGTGTCGCGGACATTGGTAAAGGTAATATCCAGTATCTCCCCGGTATTGTATGCCAAGTCATTGCCGGGGATGATGCTATATGAGTCCAGGGTCAAATCTTTCCGTACTGTTTTGTTCCCTCTTCCGATACCAATGGCGAATTTGCCCGCTGCCGAGAGTTGCCAAGGCACGCTTAATCCCGCAAAACTGGAGTAGTTCCACTGGCCCACCGGCCCTATGAAATTGTGTACAACGGTACTGTGCGTATTGGCCGGGATGACCGTTTTTGCGTATTGGCCGGGTATGATTGCAGTAGAGGCTGCCGCCCCCGTAGCCGTAATGCTGCCTGTGTCCAGATAGGTCCGCTGGGTATAGATGTTGGTCACTCCGGCCATGCCTGCGGCATACAGGCGGTTGACGGCCATCATGTCCATTGGAGCCCCGGCAGCCAGCGGGATATTGATGCCGCCGTTGGCGTTGATCATGGCGTCATAGGTCTGTGGCTGTGTCCAGGTGTAAGCCTGGGATGTGTCCACGGTTCCCACGTCCCCGCGCGGTATGGTCATGTCGAGAGTGTAGGAGCCCGCCGTACTGCCCGACTTGAGTTCTGCCGTGGCTTGGCTGCCGGGGACGCCGGTGGTAATCGTTCCGGCGGTCAAGGTCATGCCGCTGGCAATCTGCTCGGCTTCTTCCCTAGCCTGCTGGGCGGCGTCCGCATCATCGGCAATCTGTTTTCCGGTCTCCGCCACGCTGGCGGCCAAGGAATCAAAGTGTCTGCGTGAGGCCAATTCAATCCCCCCCACGCTGACGCCGGCGTCATAGGCAACGGACATGGACAAGGCAAGTCGGGAGTAGTTGCGCCATGCCAGCTTGTCGCCGGAAGCAATCAGCACCCCTTCCGTTCCTCCGTGTGAAGCGGCGGCCCCGTAAGCAATCAGGGCCTTGCTGACGGTCGTTCCGGAGCTATCCACGGCATACACTTCCAAGACAAGCCGGTCCGCCGCAGAAACGACAATACCATCAAAATTCCAGTGGCACTCCATCGTGGTCGCATTGATGGAGGTCCAGGACGCCGTTGCCGTGCTGGTGCCGAGCACTTCCAGCGGCAGGGCCAGCCCCGCGGAATACCTGCATAAACGCGCCATCCAGCGCGTACCGTTGGCCTCGCTGGCCGGAGTCCGCAAGGAAACCTGGTTGAGCCTGTAGGAGGCGGCCAGATGCCCGGATACGTAGGTAGAATTAAGGGCAAAGGTGAAATAGTTGAAATCCCGCGTACTGGTTCCCGCCGACATGGTCAAGACGGTTTCGCCATCCACGGGGGTCACGTACATGCCGCGCTCCTGAAGGGATTTCTCGACGGCATCGTCTACCCATGCGGGAGACTCGGAAATAACGGTAATGGTGCCGCCTTCATCCTCCGGAATCACGATGTCGAGATAGTCCGCGGGGGCGTTGTCATCCACGTCCACGGGAGTGACGCGGGGAGCCACATGAATGACGCCAGCCAGCAGGGGCTTGTCTGTCCCGTCGCCGGAGACAAGGACATCATACCGATGGCAGCCAGCGGCAAGCCGGGGAAGCTGCAAGGCGCATCTCCCGTCAATGATCTCGGAACCGGGCATATCCCGGATGCCGTCATCCAGGACGCCGCCCCGGACGATCATGCCATTGAACTGCGTGTCTACCTCGCCGGAAGGCAGGATGAAGCGCAGGTGCTGCACCTGTGCCAGTCCCTCGGTTGTGTGTAAGTCGTGATGAGCCGCTTGCCTCATACGGACATGATGCGACAATCCTCAAATCCGTAAATAGCCGGGACTGGCCCTCAGATTTCGCAGGAGACAGGCCCCTCCGTCCAGGAGTCATGATACCAGTTTTCCGAGTCCGGAGGCGTGTAAACCTCCGTGTCCTCCGTCCAGACGCCACGGGAGGAGCGCCCGGCCCAAATAGCCATGAAAATCACGTCGGCGCGGTCCGGTGAATGCAAGCCGTGTGAACGCATGTCCTCCTTGGACATCACGCGGAGGCGCCCCTTGTGATCCCACTCCATCAGACGAGTTGTCATCTGCCGGAACGTCTCGGGGTCGAGCTCGTCAATCCGTATCCTGCCGTTGACGATGTCGCGGGCTCCCAGTATCCAGGCTTCGGAAATGGTGTTGAGGTAGTGTTCCGTATCTTCTCCCGGCTGGCCGCCGTGGAACTCCTTGAGGCGGTAGCCATCCCCCCCGCAATCCACAGGTTCCGCCATTTGCTGCACGATAGGCAGCCCCAGCCCGTCAGCGTCGCCCCATGCGTTGTGAGATTCGATGCCGAGTTCCTTGAGGCGGTTTGCCATCCGGCGCCGGGCCTGTACCGTGCTTGTGTTCCTGAACGCCTGGTCCAGCCTGACAAGGTTCCCCCTGCGTATGGCAATGGCATTTTCGTCACGGCCCGCGGCAAAGTCCAGGGCGGCCCATTGTCCCCCGGACCTGAACGCCGGAGGATGGTCTATCGCATGGCGCAATTGTTCCGGAGTAATGACAAGCATGTCTTCCCCTTCCGTCCATTCTGCAAGGTGCATGGAGCGGTAAAGGGGGTGTGACTCCCCGTAGGTTTCCATGTCTTCCGCTCGCTTTTCCGGGCGGATGTGGGGGCACATGAAGGACGTGACCTTGGTACGCCGCCAGTTCTTTGCCTCGTCGTGAAAGCAACGGTAATGCTTCCCCATGGCCGGGCCGGGAGAGGAAAGATACAGATACCGGGTAACGGTGCACCGGTCCGCCGCCTCAAAAATGCCGTCCTGGACGCCTTTGGCTTCGTCCACGATGTACAGGACCGGAGACTCTGCCGTGGCGTGATACCCTTCCGCCTTTTTCTCGTCTCTGGTGGAAAACACGGACGTAAAGCCGTCTTCCGGCGTCTTGATCTCAAGCATGTTCCAGGTCCAGCCCTGGAAAGCCGGGTGTGACTGGTAAGCGCGAATAGCCGGCCAAAGCTGGTCTTTCAACTGCCGCCAGGAGCCGGAGGTAAGGACAACGCGCCCGCGGGGGAAGCAGTAGAGCCACCACAGCACGGCAGGGCCTACTAGGGAAACCGTCTTGCCGGAACCATTGGCCGCCACAATGGCCGTGCGCCGGAAGTCGTTGATGTCCTCATAGGCGTTGATTTGCCAGTCGTAGGGGTCCAGCCCTAGCATGGCGACGGCAAACTCCGCCAGACGCAACCGGCACCGGGCCACTATGTCGTCACACCGTTCCGCCATGGTCTTCTTCGTCCCTCTTCCTGCGGATGGCGTCAATCCTGTCCATGACGGAAGCTATCCTGACTTCGTCCTGGTCTGTGATCATCTCCACGGGGCCGCCGTTGGCTCCGGTGAGTTCTACGGCCTTGCGATCGCCGTACTTCTTGGGCATCAGTTTTGCCAGCATCCACTTGATTGTTTCCACTTCCAGCTTCACGGCGTTGAGCAGGTTACCGCCAATGAGGCCACACCCGGCTACCTGGTGCCCGTCCTCCATCAAATCAAGCAGCTTATCTTCCAAAGCAGAAAGACGCACCTCGCACGCGCGCGCGTACTGGTCGGAAAATACCGTGTTGTTGAAGGCCCATGTCATCACTGTGGAATGAGGTACGCCTTCCTTATCAGCGGCTCTTCGCAGACTGCAACCGCACCGGATATGCTCGCAAATGCGTTCCGCCAGGGCGGCACTGTACCTGGACGGGCGCCCCTTCTCTTTATTCTCTGCTTCCTGCTTTCTGGTCGGTTGCTTCTTCATTCGAGTGTATGAGGTTCTTCCCCGTCTTCCGGGGCGTGGGTGCAGTAATACACGTCCTCCAGGCTTGGGTCGTTCATGAGGCCGGGCAGAAAGGGGAAATGGCGGTATACATCCTCCCACGTCAGTTCCCCCTGGTCAATGAGGGTGAAGAGCTCTTCGTTTACTTCATCCAGCCTTTTTTCCTGAATAAGTTTCTGAAAGCGTTCCGTATGGGCTTGAATTCCTTGATTGTCCATTGAGTCAGGTTCCTTTCTTGTCGTTGGTGGTTGAGTTGCTTGATAAGGGTTTTGTCGCGGGATTCCACGGCGATGAATTGAGCATAGGCGCGGGCAAAGCATTCACGGCGGCTTTCAAGGTACCGGTAATACCTGCCGGGGATATTACGGATGATGGAGAGCGTGGTTGATTCCATGATGGCAGACATGAGTTCATCCATTTCCGGGGAGTGCTCGGAACCATACTTGGACCGCTTTTCCGCTTCAATCTCACTGGGAATCATGCCGGGGGTGAGATGGCATTGACCCTTGCCGAGTCCCCACAGGTCGACATAGTGGCCTATTTCATGGCATGCAGTCAAATCCGGATGTTTCCCGGCGCTGGAAATAGCAATCGGGGCATCCTTTTCCCACGGGTTGAAACTCCCCAGCAGTTGCGGGCTTGAAGTCTGTCTGATGTGGGCTTGCGGAAGCGGTCCGTCCGTGTGAACCGCATCAACGGAGCGGGCGGCCCTGCTGACGGCTCCACGCACCTTCCCGCTGATGCCGGATGCTGGAATGTTAATTTTGTCCCCTACCTTGGAAACCATGTCCATGTTGAGCATCATTTGCACCGGCAACACGTCTACTGGGTTCCCCTGCTCCGCCTGTTGCTGCATGCGCTGGGCGAGCTCGCGGGCCGGAATGGCAAGCCGTCCGTCTCTGTCCAGGGCATCTGCTCCAAGGCGCTTCTTGAGGCTTTCCCGGAGCCGGGCGGCAAGGGTCGGGTCCTTTATCTTCTGGACGGAGGCAGACCGGTTCATGAGGCGTTCCGGCAGCGTTGCCCCGAACTGGGACAAATCCACCGGGCCAGGGGCCCAGTTGGGGCCAATCAGGCCGGCCCTGATGCACTCGGCGCGGGATACGCTCTCAATGTCCATCCAGGAGTTGAAGCCGTAGAGCGGCCAGGGAAGCAGGAAGCCCCCAATAGCCGGAGAATTCATCTCGACGGCCCAAAATTGGAAGTCCGTCTTGAGCCTGACGGCGCCTTCATGCAGGACATGCAGCGGGCGGGGCATCCTGGCTCCCGGGTGCCGGACAAAGCGCCATGCCGGGTAAGCGTGGAGCATTTCCGGCGTCATCCCGCTTTCCCAGCGGGCCTGACCGTAACAGGATCGGGTGTAGGTGTCGAAAATGAGAGCAAGACGGGACCGGGCGCCGATGTTGGTGATATGGTTGTCGCGGGCATCCGGCGTCATGCCTTCCGCGGCCATGAAGCCGCGGGCCTTGGCGATGAAGTCCGCCTTGCCCTGCATCACCCCCACCATTGTTGACGTGCCGTCCGGGAGAATGATTTCCTGCCTTTTCCCGGCCAGGAAGTCGTCAAGCATGTTGGCGAGGCGTTGCAGGAGGCTGGCCTTTTCCGTGTCCGCCGTGAAGATGGAGTTCACCCGTTCCGCGGCGGGCAGCATGGCCCGCTCGCGGGTGGACATGGGGCGGGCATCTATCTTCTTGCGCCGGAATATGTCAACGGGTGTTACCATTTTTATTCGCCATTGTCGCCCCGGAACAGGGGCATGTCAGCCACAGACTCCGGCCCTTGCTTTTCAGGTTCTTCCGGTATCTCCCGGTCATAGATGCCAAGCCGTTTTGCAAACCGGAGAAGGATCAATCCCCGGCGCTGTGCTTCCATGTAGTCGTGAGTTTCCAGGCCGATACTGATTCTTTTCCTCTTGTATTTCTTCCCCAGGTTGAGAGACATTCTCAACTTATGGGCGCCTGATGTATTGGTTTGGATGTCTAGTTTTTTCATGATTTGCTGGTGGTTGTAGATTCTTCTTCGTATTTCGTGAGTTCCGCAGTCCATTTAAACGGGATATGTCCCATCCGTCCGAAGCGGTTTTTGCCGATAATCCACTGCGCTTCCGTTGGAGCGTGCTTCTCCGGGTTGTACATTCCGGGCCGGTGAATCATGATGATCTGGTCCGCGTCCTGCTCAATGGAGCCGGAGTCGCGCAGGTCGGAAACAACCGGCTTTCCCTGGGGCTTGCCCTGACGCTTTTCCACGTCGCGGTTGAGCTGGGCCAGCACCAGGACGGGAATATTCAACTCTTTTGCCATAGCCTTCAGGCCGGACGAGATTTCAGAGACTTCCCGCTCCCGGCTCCCGCGGGCCTGCTGGGACGTGGAGCGCACAAGCTGCAGGTAGTCCACCCCGATGCACTTGACCCCGTGTTCCCTTACCATCCGGCGCCCGCGGGCCTTGATTTTTTCGATGGTCAGGGCGCTTTCATCGTCGATGTGCAGCGGGGCATCCGTGATTTTCCGCACGGCAGCCGTGAAATGCTGTTGCTGTCCGACCGTCATCGGCTTGCCGCGGCGAATGTCGTCGGAATTGATGCCGGCCATGCCGTAAAGGATGCGTTCCAAAAGCTGGGCTTTCGGCATTTCCAGGCTGAACATTCCCACAGGGGTTCCTTCCAGGCAGATGTTGGTCAGGATGTTGACCAGGGCAGCGGTTTTCCCGACGCCGGGCCGGGCGGCGATCACGATCATGGCGCCGGGCTGCAATCCATCCAGGGTCAGGTTCAGGCGGCGGAACCCGGAAGAGATACCTTTGATGGCGCCGGGGTTCTTCATGCGCCATTGCAGGTTTTCAATGATGGAGCCCACCGCTCCGCGGATGGTTTCGGTTTGCTTGACGCCGCATTTGTCCCGCAGGGAGGACATGCCGCGTTCGATTTCGTCCAGAACCTCTTCCGCGCTTTTGAATTGGTCAACTGCGTATTCTCCTACCTGGCCCGCAAAAGCAAGCAGAGAACGCTTTTTTGCGGCTTCCGTGACCATTTCCAGCGCGGCGTCTGTTTTGTAGCGGGCAAGGGCTCCATAGGTGGCAATCTCTACCACCCCGGCGTGCCCTCCTACGGCGTCAAGCTGGCCTTGGGCCTCCAAGTGAGCAATGACGGTCAGGGCATCCACGGTTCCTCCTGTCTTGGCAATGGTTTCCAGGGCAGCCCAAATCTGTTGATGTGCCGGGAGGCTGAATGTCTGCCGGGAAATGCCTTTGTCCCGGAAGTCCGTAAATGCCTGGGTGCCGTCCATAGCCTGGGAGAGCACCAGTTTTTCAGCGTCAATGAGTGTTTGAGAGTCGATCATGTTTTGAAATAGGTTGATTGTTAAAGTTCTTCAAGGTTTGAATATGGGTCTTTATCTGTTCCTGGCTGTGCTGGATGGTTGGCGGAATAACTGACGGCAAAATTGATGGAGTCAGATTTCCATTTGGCCGCGGTGATGGGAATTTCTCCGCGTTTCCAATCCGTCAAATCCCGTTTGGAGATGTATGCTGTTGCACAATCCGGAATCTGGTCAGGAGCTAACCGAACCCTGCCCGCAAAAGCCGCGGCCCGCAAATGGGCTTCGACTTCCTCCACGGTACACGGAGGGGGAAGAAAGGGGGATAAATTCTTCTCTTCTCTTCTCTGGTCCGCATTTTGTCCGCATTTTGTCCGCTTCCTTTGCGGACGTTTGTCCGCATCGTCGCTACAACCCATTCTTTCCAGGCGCTTTCTTTCTGCTTCCATTGCGCGGCGTTTCGCGGATTGGCCGTTGTGCCGTCCAAAGTTGGGGAACTCAAGGGAGGCAGCGCGTCCCTTGAGCCAGCCCACTTGGCGAAGCGCATCGGCGAACCCGATCAGGTCCGCAATGTCGTCAATGTCTTCTTCCGAGATGTCCATCCCGGAACCCGTGAAAGAATGAGAATCAGCCCAGGACCATACAGAAACCAAGCGTCCTACAATGTCGAAACGTGACAAACGGAGAGCGCGGGCCATGCGGCGCACTTCCGGTTTATCGTGCAGTTCTTTTTCAACCTTTATCCAGTCTCCGGCCATAATCAAAAAAGCGTCAGTTGGGGGTTGTAGTTAAGCCACAGGCATTCAATCTTCTTGCTGCCCTGCGTGTCGTGGGAGACCTTGCATTCCTTCCGCCACCCGGTCAGATGCCGGGCATAGAGATCGGAATCATAGCCGGACAGGACAACCTTGCCTTTCAAGGTCTGGAGGAAAGCAAGAAGCCGCTCATGGTCCTCTTGGTCGTACTCATGTGCGTACCTCACGCGGTTGCCCCGCGTTGACTGCACATAGGGAGGATCCACGTAATGCAGTGTATCCGGCGTATCGTACCGGGACATGACCTGCAGAGCATCCATGTTGTTGATCTCGATATTCCGGTTCCGGAGTTCGGCCGCACATTCTCGCACTACGGCCGGATATTCCCGCCACGTTTGAGGATAAGGGGTTGTGCGAAGTAAGCCGTTACGCTTGAAGCCCGGCTTGTGGATGCCTCCGCCGTAGGACATCATGGAGTTGACGGCAAAGCGGAGAGCATCTTCAACGGGGTCTTCAGCGATTTCAAATGACCGGGCATAGGCTTCCTGGGCATAGGGCGTCAATTCTAAAAGGCTGGCCAGCCGCGCCGCTTTTTCCGAATCCCGCAAAACCTCGAAGAAGTTCACGACCCGGTCATAAAGGTCGTTGTAGACCTCCATCCAGGCGGGCTGCTTGTTGAGCAGCACCGCGCCGGAACCGCCGAATGGTTCGACGTAGATTTTATGGGGCGGGAAGAAGCTGATAATCCAGGGGGCGATTCTGTTTTTTCCTCCGAGGTATCGGGCCAGAGCCCTTTTCCGTGGTGCTCTAGTGTTCACTTGCCCTCCTTTCTCGGCTCCCAGTTACTAGGTATTTCATCATCAATTCCTGGGCAATCAGAACAAGGGGAACCAGATTTCATGTCGCGATGAAGGTGCATGCAATTTTCGCAATTTCGCTCCTTTAAAGGAACCCACGCCCTGCACGCGGCCCGCTTCTGCCGAACGCGGGCAATGATGCCTTTGATGTTAAACTCATTCCAAACAAGTTCTCTTACAGGGAACACTACTTCGCCATATCTGGCTCCATGTCTCTCCCATGCTCTGCGCCGTATGGTGTCAATGGCCATCCTCAACCGGCCTTTCTCAAATCCATACTCAAAAGAAGCTTTCTGTTCAGGCGTCATCTTCATTTTCGGCCTCCTGTTCTGGTTCAAAATCTTCGCATGCCGGAATTGCGGGATCAACCTCGTCACAAAATGGTATGTTTTCCTTGATAGCCGTCGCGCATTCGCTCCAATTTTTACAATTGCCGCAAATATTTTCTTTAATCATTGCTGGCCTACTTTCTCTTTAATCAAGGCTTTTAATTCGTCAAAACAACGGAGGCGTGAGGCATTCTTGGTCGTGCAAATAAGGTGCTGCGCCCATCGTGCATGTCGTTTGGTTGGGTAACCCATGCGGTAGCGGCCCGTGATGCCCTTGTATCGCATAATCGCTACCTGGACTTCGTATTTCCCGTCTTTGGTTCTGGCGCACGGGCAAACCTGCTGAACGATAATGTGAGGGTTCCTTTTCATTGTTCTTCCTCCTTCTTCTTAAATTTTTCAACGCTCTGAAGCTGAAAAGCCTTGAATCCTGTTCCGTCCAGATAGCAGCGCCCAAACTGGCAAAGACCGAAAGCATCCGCTCCGTTGTTATTGTCTATTACCACTTTCCAATTATTAAGGCAGTGCATCATCATAGCGGCTTTTTCAGCCTGCCCTTTCCCGGTGACAAACTTCTTCAAAGTCGCCGGGGCAATGGCAATGTACCGATACCCCATGCGGTGAAGAGACAGGCGGACAACGCCGCCCAACTCAGCAATGACAGCCATGCCTTGAGATTTGCCAAAGGCATAGTTCTCGATGACGACGAGATCAGGCATTTCCTGCTCAACAATTCTGGTGATGGCATCATCAATGTAATCAAGACGGGCTGCCCCTCGCTTGGCAGTTTTAATGACGCCCCATTTCCTGCGTCCGTCTGTGGCGTCTATCGCCCACCCCGTAGAGGTGAGCGACAGATCAAGCCCTAATACACAGTTGTTCATGGCGATCAAAAGGGAATGTCATCATCTTCCAGCGGCAGTCCTGCCGTGGCGCTCATGTGGTTGTTGGCCGGGAGGTCGTCCGGACGGGGCGGTGTATTCGCCGCGGCTTGGCGATCCCTCCGCGCAGCCTCTACACGGGCCTGTTCCGCCATGATGGCGCGAGCCTCGTCCGGGTCCAACACGTCAGAACAGTTGCTAAAGACCGGATATGTTCCGTCAGCTTTGGGGCGGTCTCCCTGCTGTTCGATAATTCTCACATAGCATGGTTTACCGATGAAATCAGCCTCGTTGATAATTACCTGTTTACCTGAATCAAATACCTGCCCGGTTACATTTTTGACGAAAGAGTCAATCTTCCAGTTCATTTCCTTTTTGGCGGTCAGGAAATAACGAACCGTCGCCGACCCATCGGGGCCAAATGCCTTGATGTGAACAATCAGCTGCTGGCAGCCCCGCGTTTTGACGCCCTGGGAGATTCCTTCTTCCATCTTGACGATTTTTCCTTCGTAAACGCCGGCAGGGAGGAATCCGTATTCTTTGGGCTCACCTTCTGAAATATAGCTAAACATAATGATTATTTGTTGGTTGTGGTTTTAGGAACGGGAGTTTGTTTGATGTAGGAATAACCGGCCCCCGTCTTGACCAGCTCTTCCGGGAATTTCTTTTCGGGCAAAGCTTCCTCGAACAATTTGCGGAAGGTGGCGGCGCTAAGAGGGCCGTAGGCTTTCAGGAGTTTCGGAACGCCAATCCAGGTGGCATACTTGGCAACGTCTTCCGGCGCCATGGTAGATTTTCCCTTGCAGGAAATGCGCTTGAAGCAGGGAACCTCCTTGTTATTGGAGAGATATTCCAGGATTTTTTTCTTTCCCTTTTCGACGTAGCTTTCCAGGACAGCAGCCTTGGTGATAAAATCCGCCAGTTTCACCGGGTCCTGGGAGATGGCCGCAAAGCTTTCTTCCAGCGTTCCGGAGGCTGCCAGCGTCAAAGCTTCCCCGGCAGCCTGGTTCCGTAGCTGGCAAGTGTTCTGCGCGGCGCACCATTCGCAGTATTCGCAGAGGCGCGGCCCGTCGCCGCTGTCAACGGAGTCCACCACGCCGTTGACGATAGAGACAGCTTCCTGGTAGGTGAACTTCCGGGTGACGATTTGCTGCTGGTCGCAGAAGAGCAGATGACAAGTGACTTCATCCAGGAATTCCCGTTCCATGATGGATTTCGCATAAGAGGCTTGCTGCTCCCAGTAGTTGCGGATTTGGCCGCTTTTAAGGTCGAACAGCTTGCCGAGTATCGGGCAAATGCAGTCCGCTTCCCCGCCTGTCACGCGGGGGTGCCATTGCGGGAACGTGCAGCGGTTTTTATCGGCAATCACCTCTTCCCCGGAGCAGAGCATCCGGACCGTTTTCACCGCCCAAAGGACGGCGTCTTTTTCGTCGGGCTGCAGGTGCTGGCACGCCTTGAATTCGTCCACTCCCATGAGTAACCCCCGGAAAGCGGTGTCCATCCGGGTTCCTCGTTCCGCCGCTTCCCCCGCATCGGGGGAAGAGACGAAGCAGGGGCATTGCGCCAGCTTGGGGAGCAGGGACGGCCTCAAGAGTTCCATGGACGGCGCCGGGCAAGTTCCGGCAATGTCCTTCAGAACCTTGCTCAAATCGTCCAGGTTGACGGAGTATTCCGCCCCGTCCAGGGAGAGGACGGCATGCCCGGCTTCGCGGGCGACGTTGATACATTCGATAGTTTTCATCAGCCCTGTCCTCCTTCCATGAATGCTTTTACGGAGTCATTAAACCGGGGGGGATTTTTCAAAATACGGGCGGCATAATCCGCCGGAACTTCTTCCAGCCCTTGCCCGACAGTAATGACTCCGCGACTGATCATGAATGCCAATGCTTCTTTTGCATGGTCGATCACCGCGGCCAGAGCATCCGCCTGACGGTCTCCCGCAGACGCGGCGGGAGGTGGTGCCTGTTCATCGTTTGCCGGATGGGCATCGTTCGCCGGTGCGCTCCCGGAAGAATCGGAATCCGCGGCGAACAGAAGACGGGAGATTTCCCCGGCGTCCATTGCCATCACGGCGGGCATGCCGTGCCGGTTCTTGGCTTCCCAGGTTGCCCGGTGCTCCGTATAGACGGCCCGGAGCTCCCCGCCCTTAGCCTTGCCCCCGTCCGTGAACGTGGTCACGTAGTTGCAAAATAGGATGGCATCCCCCCATTCCTTGAGCTTTTCTTTGGCGGTGATGGCCTGTTTGGCTGGCGCGTTGATTTTGATGGTGTACATGGTGTACGCCTCCCCTTCCGGAGGGTTCACCGTTTCCACGCGGCAGTGACAAATAACGGCGATGTGCAGTCCCGCGTTCCGGCAGTTGTCAAAGACGGAAAGCAGGTTGACGAACATTTCGCTGGCCTGGGCGTAGCCCTTCCCGTATCCGATGCTTTCAATGGATGAGATTTTTCCGTCCTTGGGGGAGGCGTTGTAGTCCTTGATGACTTGGCGGGCGCACATGTCCCACAGACGGTCTCCCGTGTCGATGACGAGCGTTTTGTAAGGGAGACTTCCGTTCCTGGCTTCCTTGTAAATATCCTGCAAGGCATCCAGCATGGCGCCGTAGTTGTCTACCTGGATGCGGTCCACATTCATGTGCTGGGTGCCCTCTTCCGTGTCCAGGAAGAGGGGAGCGGGCAGCCCTGCCGCCAGCGTGGATTTCCCCACGCCTTCCGGCCCGTAGATGATGACCCGTTGCGGGCGCTGCTGCTTCCCGCGCTTGATATTGTTTAATATCGACATATTATTCTCTTGCTTGATTGTTGTTCCGGGTGTCCGCCCGGCTTCATATAGTGGCGGTCGTCCGTTGGCGCGGACGGCCGCTTTTTGTTTTAGTGATCAAACGGCGTATCAATGATTGCGGCAAAAACGCCCCTCTTTTCATTTCTCTCAAGGAATTCAAAAGCGTGCTTGATACCTTGAGAAATGACTTCCGGATTGCCAGAAAAGCAGGTTCCGGAAGCATACAAAAAACCGCGGGCGGCATTCCATACAATCCTCTCTTTATCAGCTACTTTAGAAACACTGTTGCTGAATGAATTACGATATTCGGAATTGCCGTCATTTTCTTTGACGATCATGCACAATAACGCGGGGGTTTCGCACTGGTTAACAAGCTCTTCCAGGCGGTCATACGCCTCTTTGATCATTTCCACGGTGACGGGTGCCTGTTCGGCGGCGGTGTTGCAGCAGCCTTCTTCCGGCGTGGTTGCCTTCGTATCTTCTTTTTCTCTTTGCATGGTATTTATTTTTTGTTTGTTGTTATTTAGGTTAGTTGGAAATGGTACTTGAGGGGTTCCTCTTCCGTTTTGCGGGAGGTCTGTTCATGTCAACCCCTGTCTGAGAGATTTTCTCCTTAGTCAGAAAGCGGTACACGCTCACGGCAGAAATGCGGTAGTCGCGGGCACTCGTACCAAGGTCTTCTATGTGTTTGTCCCGTAGAAGTTTAATAGTCTTCTTGCGTGACCATCCGCAGGCTGGATGCTGCGCCAGGTCGTTTATAGAGAGTTCCAGCTTTCCATTAAACATGCGGGCGGCTTTCTGTTCATCGGATTCTTCCAAAATCAACAAGCCGCGGTCATGCAGACTTTCAATAGTCTGCTCCACGATAGAAGTTACAAATTGATCCAATCCGTTCATATACACTAAGATTTAACGATGAAATAAATGATCATGCCGCGGGCTTCTTGGGCTGGGAGGGTTAGCGGGCTTTCGCCACTGAACGGGGTGCTACGTTTTTGTAGTAGTCTTCGAGGAACTCGGAGAGCAGAAACCGGGGACGCGTCAACCCGCAAACGACGTGCGTCCGAATCTTTCCGGCTTTTACCCATTTCGCTGCGTTGATGGCGTGAATAGGCTTTTCTCCGGTTTTCTCACGGGCGGCCTTGCATACTTGAGCAAGGGACATTGTCTTTTCGTATTGTGGTTCATTCATGGTCGTTTATAAAAAGGAGTTAATGGCGAAATAGACGATTGTTCCGAACCCTGTTACCAGGGCACAAAAGACAAGGTTCTGGACGATTCCAGGCCGGGGCTTGAGGTCATTTTCCGGCAGGTCCATCGGGCAGCCGTATAGGAATTCTGTTTTTGCGTCGCGGTCTCGGCGCATCCAGTATTGTTCATTCGTCATTTTTCTCATTGTTGTTTAGGGTTGGGGTTAAAGCTCGTACCAGCCGAGCAACTTTAGTTCTTCAACAAGGGCTTCTTCCATGGTTCAGTCGATATGCCCGTCAGGATTATCCGTCGTGGCGTGATCCCGTTCGTACTGCACAAGGGCGTTTTCGAGGGCTGCGGCTGCGGTTTCATGCTCGTTCATGAGCCGTTCGGCCTCTTCGTGGTTCACAGCTACGTCGTCCACTCGGATGCAGCGGTCTTCGATGTCGTATTCGATAATCATATTTACCTTTCTTTTTTTGGATATTATCGTTCTAACAAATCCAGATTTACTATTTCAGCAGAAGAATTCAACAAAATATTTCCTATTTTGTCATTTTTCTCTGGATTAAACCGTTGGATTCTTGGTTTCAGGATGCTTACCCTTGCGAGGTCGGGGAAGCTTGCTGGAAGGAGTCAGGACAAATCCCAGTCGTCGGGCTTCTTGGACAAGAAGGGTCTTGATCACTTCTTTGGGGCGAACTCCCTGTTCGGCATAGGCCAACAGGCAATTCTTAATGCCGTCCTCCATTTTATCGAGTTTGATGATTGAGTACAT